TGTATAACCATAGGCTTATCAGTCATTTTATAGCTATGCAAATTGCCATTGAATTTTTCAACTGTCGTCGTCATCACCATCGTCCCATTCGCCAATCTGTTGCTTTAATTCCATAGCTTTTAATTTAATATAAAGGCTATCCATATCTTTCTGTACCGCATGATCTACGCCTAAAAACCTTACTAATGTAGTGTGAAGCATATTTACTATAACATGTGTGTCCCTAGCTTCAGCGTATTCCTCGCTTCTCATATCAAAACCCTTAAGCCAATCTATTCCATCTTCTTCGATTAACCTTTCCACTTCGTCTTCTAGCGTAAGTATTAAATGTTGAGCGACATCACTACATTCACCTAGATAATCTTGTAAGATTTCTGTAGGTTCTCTTGGTTCGTCTATTACTTTTCCCGAAGGAAACTCTATTATCTTTCCCATAATGTGTATATTATATCACAGTCTCTGCTATTTGTACAGGGTTTTTATTGCATTACCGCCAAGTTTTATTTGAATGATTCCATTATAATAGTCATCAGTTAGAAGAACACCTCGATCGAATTGTTCCTTAGCTTCTAAGTAAGCACACTCTCCACGAGTCTTACACAGATGAAGGATCTCTCGTGTAAAGAGATCCTCACCATGTTTTTCTACGTCAGATTTTAAATGCTTGTTAGATCCATAATAAGTTTTCCAATCACTCTCAACTAATAAGCGTTGGCGACGTTTTCTCGTCTTGGTCTTAGGTTTAGTCTTTTTAAACCAGAAGAATTTCTTACCCACATACATTTGGCCTGTCTGAGTGTTTGTAATTAAATAGACAAATCCATATAGTTCCTTTGGATCACACTCTTCAGGTAATAGGTATTCTTCTCCGTCATAGACCCATTTCATTATTCGTTAAAATCTAGCTCAAGGTCTTCAGCAAGTTGTTGTTCTGCGCCACAATAAGGGCAATGGATAGTTTTTGGTGGTTCGTCTTCAAATGTAATATCACATGTTGAAAAGCAGTTGATACACTCGAGTGAAACTTGGCCAGCTTGAAACATTAGTGCTCCTTAATTATCTTTGTTTTGAATCCAACGACTAAACTCTGGATAGCCACCAATTGGTGTATCATCTGAGCTAATCTGTGGTACAGACATTGCGTTTGGAAATATCTCCAATAGATCTTCCTTAGTGTAATCAACACCAAGCTTTTTGTACACATACTCAACGCCACCTTGTTCTGCAATATTCTTAGCCATATCGCAACGAGGGCATTGATCTTTTCCGTAAATATTAATCATAAACTTAAACCTTTTAGTACGTTATCGTCAACATCTTGTTTTACACCACCAACAACATAAGAACTAATTTCTGTTTCCTGTGGTGCTACTTGTACATCGCTTCCACCAATCCACTTCTGTGTCCATGGTAGAGGATTAGCTTGTGGTACAGTGTATGAGCAAGGAAGACTCAATGCTCTCATTCTTTTACAACCAATCCATTCTATATATTCTTTTAGAATAGCCTCATTTAAGCCAATCATTGAGCCATCTCTAAAGAGGTAATGTGCCCACTCTTTTTCTTGCTCGATTACTGATTCGAATAGTTTTACTACATCTGATTCCATTTCCTTTGCAATCTTAACAAAGTCTTTATCTTCTTGCAATAGCTTCTTGATCATCATTGTAGTACCAGCAAGGTGAGTGTTCTCATCTCTTGCGATAAACTTAATAATCTTAGCATTACCTTCCATCTTCTTGAGCTCAGCAAATGCCCATGAACATGCAAAAGATACATAGAACCTAATACCTTCAAGAGCATTAGCACTCATTAAGCACATCCATATCGCTCTCTTATGATCCATCTTACTAATATCTTTATTCTCATTTGCTTCAATAAGAGTATCATAGTACTGTGCGATGTCCTTACCGCACTCTAGTATTTCCTTAACATCTAGCATTCCATCAAATACGAACGAAGGATCTGGATAAATGTTACGGATAATATGTGTATATGATCGACTATGAATAGTTTCAAAGAACGACCAAGTTTCAATCCAGTTCTCTACTTCAGGTAAAGAACAGATAGGTAAAAATGCTAGGTTAGGTGCACGACCTTGTACCGAGTCGAGCAATATTTGTCTCTTGAGATTAGAAGTAAAGATATGCTTTTCATGCTCAGTTAATCCATTGAAGTCTTTCTTATCTTTAGAAATATCTACTTCTTCTGGACGCCAAAAGAATCCTAATTGCTTTTCTGTTACCTTATCAATTGATGGATACTTTAGCTCATCAAATCTTTGAATATCAACCGCCTCATCAAGAAACATCTTCTTGTCTAAATGTGATTTTCTATTCTTTTTCAATACTGTCATTTATATTCCCTTTATTAGATTTTGCACGATTCACAATCGTCTTCGTCGTAGTCTGACATTACATTAGCAGCATCGTCAACAGCCGAAGGTAAGTCCTCTTTCATTTCTCCAGCACCATCAAAGGTGTTGAAATAGTACAATTGTTTTAATCCAAACTTATATGCAGTAACCAAATCTTGTATCATAACTGACATTGGAATTTTATTATCTTCAAAGTGTTCAGGGTTATATGAAGTATTGACCGATATGCCTTGATCAATATACTTCTGTAGGATTGCACATATTTTTAGATAGCCATCTGGTGATTTCTGGTCCCATAAGAGATCGTACTTATTTTTTAGATGGTGGTAACCGGGTACAACTTGAGCGAGTACGCCATCCTTGCTTTGCTTATATGAAACCAAAGCACGAGGAGGTTCAATACCGTTTGTACTGTTACTAATTTGTGCGGATGTTTCTGCTGGCATTAATGCCATTAGAGTGCTGTTACGAATACCTGTCTCTTTTAACTGAGACCGCAATGAATCCCAAGGTAGACGTTCGCTATGCTCTATTAAATTATCTACCGCACCTTTATATGTATCAATTGGAAGAGCTCCAGAGCCGTATTTTGTCTCATTATTTAAAGGAATTTTGCCTTTTTCTTTAGCAATATCTGCAGAAGCTTTAATAAGATAATATGACCATGCCTCAGCATATTGATCAACTGTTTCAAATGCGCCTTCGTCGTATTTCATTCCACGTTTAGCCAAGAAGTATGCAAGGTTGATAATACCAATACCAAGTGGACGACGATTCATTGTGCTACGTTCTGCCGCTTTAACTGGATAGTCTTGATAGTCTAATAATTCATCAAGAGATCTTACAGCAAGATCACAATACTTTTCAAACTCTGACGGGTGATTAATCAGACCCCAGTTAATTGCAGATAGTGTACAAAGAGAGATTTCACCTTCTGCATCGTCAGCTGAGCTAAGAGGTTTAGTTGGTAGATCGATCTCACAACAAAGGTTACTCATTTTAATTGGAGCAACGTTAGCGTCAAAAGATCCGTGATCGTTAGCATGATCAACATTCATTACGTATATTCTACCAGTGTCTTTACGCTCTGTTAGTAATGATTGGAATACTTCTAAAGCTGGTAGTGTTTTCTTACGGATAGAACGAGTCTTTTCGTACTTCTCATATAACTCTTTAAACTTATCTTGATCTGCAAAGAATGATTCATATAGACCTGGCACATCGTTTGGATCAAAGAAGCTAATCTCACCACCTGTAATTAGACGCTCATACATTAACTTATTTAGTTGGAATGTATAGTCCATGTGACGTACACGATTTTCTTCAGTACCTTTGTTGTTCTTTAATACAACTAGATCTTCAAACTCATAGTGCCATATTGGTAGATAAACAGTAGCTGCACCACCACGAACACCACCTTGAGAACAAGACTTAACGGCTGATTGGAAGTACTTCAGGAATGGAATCAAACCTGTATGTACTACTGAACCATCACCAACTCTTGAACCTTCTGCTCTAATTGAACCAGCACCAATACCAATACCTGCTTTCTTAGAGATATATTTTACGATGCTCGTTGAAGTTGCGTTAATAGAATCGAGACTATCGCCGGATTCAATAAGAACGCAACTAGAGAATTGGCGAGTCGGAGTTCTAACTCCTGCCATAATTGGAGTGGGTAACGAAATATAGAAGAGAGATATTGCATCATAGTAGTCCTTAACATACTTTAGTCTTGTTTCTTTTGGATAGTTAATAAAGAGCGTAGCAGCAACCATCATATACAACATCTGTGGTGTTTCGTAATGCTGCTTTGTTTTACGATCTTGAACAAGATACTTGCCACGGAATTGTTCCATACCAGCATAAGTAAATGAATCATCACGATCATGTTTAATATAAGCATCGAGCTCATCGATTTCAGTATGCTCATATTGTTCCATAATAGAACCATCGTATACGCCACGACTTACGTTCTCAATAATAATGCGTCTAAGAGTCCATGGCGTATAATCACCATATACTTCTTTACGCAACTTATAAGAGATAAGTCGAGCAGCTACAAACTGATAATTCGGTGTGTGCTCTGAGATAAGCTCTGCGGCCGATTTAATAAGTAGCTCATGAATATCATAAGCTGGTATCTTATCATATAGCTGGATGTTAGCTTTCAATTCAATCTCTGACATTGATACGCCAGCGATACCTTCAATTGCCCACTCTAAAACCTTGTGAACTTTTTCCAAGTCAAACTCTTGAGACGTGCCATCACGTTTGGTGACCTTTATAGACATAGTATTATTTCCAATCATTGCTTTATAATGGGTATATTATATCACAAATTAGTGTAAAAGTAAACAATTATTTTGATTTAATTCTTTTTTCTATCCAAATAGGCATTTCACCACTAGGTGCTATATTCTGCAACTCTGTAGTAAGATGTTTAGCCAACTCTTTTCGTACAGTCGGCAATGCCCATATAATACCAAGATCTTCTTCTAATGCGTCTAGGCGATCGGCCTGTAGAGGAAACTTCTTGCGAAACTTAGCGTCTTTCTTCGCTATTTCAAGATCATACTTCTCTGCGAAGTATTCCATATATTGATCGACTTTCTTCTGAAACCAGATGCCACCTTTTGTATCTTGAAACCATTGGTAGAACGAACTACCAATGATACTAGAGAGAATAGATTTTAATGCCAATACGCCTAACCAACTCATTTTGTTTCCTCTTCTACTTTACGTGCTACGTTATTTACATAGTTACCTATGCCATGATCTGTAAACATATCGAAGAATTTGCCTTGCTTCCAACCAGCCCAAATACCACGGAACATGTCTTTAGTTTTTTGCCATGCGCTTAGATTGCGTACGTTACCATACGCATTAAAGTATACACATTCGCCATCATGCTTAAAGAGCAATAGGGCAGGTGGTACTTTACACACGATATCGTTATTATTAACAAAACGATAGTGAGGACAATCTAATGTATTAACAAACTTACGATTACCAACTCGTGGTGAACCGAATGTATATACTGCTTGAGCTTCGCACCGACTTGCTGCGATTGTTGCCATACCACCACCGAGTGAATGACCCGTTACATATACATCTCTTGGCTTTTGGCGTTGATCGTTTTTAATTAATTCTAATTTAAGATCGTCCCATAATTCATCTACTTCATCTTGGAAGCCACTATGAACTCTACCACCTGCTGCAGCTTTACGCTTTAATACTTTTAAATCAGCCAACACATCATTTAGCTTTGAGGGTTCTGTGCCTCGGAATGCGAACCATAATGTTGTTGGACTATACGCTACTAATACTTCTGCACCATCTTTTGCAATCAATCGTGCCTTTGTGAATCCCATTGCTTTACTTGCTTTCTGACCTTTGGTTGCATTCATATAAGCAATTGCTGATAAGTTTGCAGCAATTTCTGCTTTTTCCCATTTAGTCATTTCTTTTTTAATCTTTGCCATCTTCGTTTACCTTTATCTCTACCGCACCTGCGTCTTCGTCATTTATTGTTACGTTCCGGTAATATACTATCACTTCGCCTAATTGGTTAATATACCTTTTTAGTTCTTGTGTGTTGTATGCCATGTGCTTATAATCTTGTACACTCATAGCTACAAATACAATATCACCCCCATGCTTCTTCTTTATATCATCTATGAATCTATCTAAATATGTATGTCCTTCCGGATATAGATCTTCCTTTCCAAGCTTACAGTCTCTTTTTTTAGTCTCTGGATTCTTAATACATTCCTCAATGATGACCGCGTCAGAAACAACGTACCATTTAGGATCTTTAAGATTGAGTGGTCTTGGAAGAACTGGTTGTACTATATCTAGTTCAATAGGTTTTGTGATTACTTCTACTTCTCTTGGTCCTAATAACGAGCATGCACTAGTCGTTAAGAGTACTAATCCGAGCACTATCCTCTTCAATACC